ATTGGATCGTAAGATACTCTAAACAAGTCCTTTTTGTTGTCTGCGATTTCAAGAGTGTGGTACACCCTGTAACCGTAGATATAGCCATCAGCAGTAGGGTTATTCTCTGGCTCAACAATCTTAGGCATTGCGTGTTTCACGATTGCTAAAGGAGCGTTGATTGGACAAATTATCCAGTTTAAGCTCATAGCGTTAGCATGTGCAGCAAACCCACCATCGTTGCCCGAACCTGTAGCAAAGGTAAAGAGGCTCTTCATGCGAGCAGAGGGAACGGGGACAAGTTGAACACCATCAATGCTCAATACTTTTGTTTTAATGTCGCCTGTTTGCACTTCGGTCTCGGTCAACATGCGGGTAAATTCGCTCGAAGACTCTAATGTTCCAAGAACCAAAGCGTTAACAAACGCAACCATTGGCACTCCCCCTGTGACATCACCAACTTCGGTTAAGTGTTTTTTGAACTCGGTGAAGATGGTAGACTTATCGGGAGTATAAGCATGTGTTTGATAAACAGCATTAATGAGGCTGAATATCTTGCTGTATCGATAAGCATCGATTTCTGGGACAACTTTTTCTGCGATAAACCGCTCGGCTAATGCACCAGCAGTTAAGACAAAGTTAGTTTCGTCCATATCCATCACGTCAATGGGGAAACTGCGCCCTCTGTCCATATCGAAGGTTTTTGTTTGCCATGCGAACTGGTACTCGCCATCGGTGTAACCTTGGTTTCGAGTATAATCGCCCAATCCGTCAACATCCAAATTAGGGATCTTGAATTCTTTTCCGCCGTTGTACTGCACCTGCGAAGCATTGGCTTCCATTATTGCAGAGGTGAGTGCGGCTAATAATCTTTTATCCAGTAATTGCTGGAAGTTTGCTTTTGTTTGAACTGTAATTGCCATCTTGGCTACTCCTTAATTGGGAGTCCTAATGCACCTGCAAAAGCGCTGGTCAGAGAGTCTGTCCCTCCGCTTCCGCCTTTTTCGCCACCAAATTTAGGTTTAGCGGGTGGTGCGCCCTCCCCTTCTACTTCGAATAAAAACGCTTTATCTTTTTGTAGCGCTTCTATCTGCTCTTTAAGACCGCCTGCTACAACGTTATCTTCGCTCCAAGCAATCTTAGACTGGTCGATGTGTGGAAGGACACTTTTTATGTCCCTCGCCTTCGCTCCAGCAATGGCACTTTCTAGCGCATAAGTTCGCTTTGTAGCAGTAAGTTGTGCCTTGTACTCCTCTTCGGTTTTTTCGAGCTGCTTGTTCAACTCTTCAATTTGCTGTTTCTGCTCTTCTGTAAGAGTTCCAGCTTTTTCAAAGTCTTTGATTTTACTCTCGTACTCTGTAAGCTTGGCCTTAGCACTCTTTTCTGCTTCAAGTTTCTCATTAAACACCGCTTTAGGCACATGTGTTTCTCCCAAAGCCTTGTTTAGCTTTTCCTCAACCTGTTCATCGGTCAAGTCCTTCTCTTTGTACTCGGTAAGCAAGTCCTTAATTGCTTTACTCAATGCCATGATAGCCTCCTGCATTTTATATTCCGATGCCTCGGTTGTTGGAGTAGCCTAGTTATGCTGTGGCCAACAGCTTTATGTAAGTTTATCACCCTCAAAACAAATTAGCAACTCATTAGAGCTTGCCATTGTCCTTGGATGTAAGCTTCAACTCTTCTCATTAAAAGAACTTTTACATTATCGCCCTCTATTTTGAAATCTCTAACTAGATGGAACTTGCCCACCTTTAAGCTGGCGATGTCGTCAAGCTCTGTAGATCTATCTTTAAACTCAATGATATTACTACCACCTTTGATGGCAACTCTTAGCTCTTCGAACATCGCTAAAGTGGAGTCGCTTAGAGTGTCACTATAATTCCAATCGATTAACCTTCTCAATTCTTCTCTAGTCATGACTGTATCTGCTCCCTAGCCCTTTGTCGGGTCAACCCTGTAGAGTCAACAAAATCTCTCATTCTTCCTTGCCAAGAAGATATGTAACCTTTGGCTGTTTCAGCGCCTTGATAGTCTTTGGCTGCTTCACAAGCTTGGGCCTGCCTTTTGTATTTACGGATATTACGCTCGATGTAACGCTGTTCTTGGGTTTGTTCGTAAACCTCTTTAGTGTCGCCAATGTCTTTTTGCTTTTTAGTTCCCTCAACATAAGGGTAGAAGGTATGCCGACAGTTAACTCCTGCCAAGCCATCGGCTTCGCCATAACCTGTTGCTACGGCCAAAAGTTCGTAGCCTTCGGTTTTGCCATTAAGAGAATAGACCTTACCTTGCCAAACAGCATGCTCTGGGCGAGAGCCATCATGAGCAGTAACTTCAACGAGATCTATATCACCCTCTTCGCATCTTTCAATTGTCATTTGAGTGGAGGCCTGCGTTACGCTTGTTGTAACTGCCCGTCTAACTGCAACTTCTAAGCTTTGGCGGGTAACTCTGCCATTACTTGAAACATAAGTGGCAACTAGGCCCTCTGAACCCATCTTCCTAACAGCTTGGGCGACTGATTGTTCTAAAGATGTTCCACCAGTAAGAGTCTTGATATAGGCTGTGTTAACAGAGCTTACCCAAGCGTTCATAGAAGCCTCTATGGCTTGGCTGTTAGATAAGTTTATCCCTTTCCTAGCGTTCATAATCGCATAGGTGGTCAGTCTCTCAAACACTTCTCTTGAACCGCTTCCGATAATTGCTAAATCTGCTTTGTCGGCCAAAGACATTGCTCTAATGATAGCCTCTTCAATTTTAGGTGAGGAGTCTTTTGTGAGTGTTTTTAGCCTAGTTTCCAATGAGCCTCGAACACTCCCCATCTGGCTAAGCTTTTCTAACCTCCAGTCGTTAATGCTAAGATCATAACCTGTGGCTAACTTGCGAGACAAAGAGGCAATCAAGTCTGCCTCTATCTCTCCGTATATTCTTAATATCTCTTCTTCTAGACCATGTATGCGTGAACTGCTTAACATTTATTACGCTCCAAAGAAGTCTATTGCAACTGGAGTTTCCTCTTTTATTCTCTCAATCTCTTTTAAAGCTTCGGCTTCACTCATTCCTCGGTATTCCATAAGATAGCTTACCTTTGAACGTAAGCCGACTGTGACCTCGTTCTGTGCATTACTTTTGTCTGCTTGTTCATCAGTTAAGACCGAGTCTCCAAAGTCGATAGAAAGCTCTAGGTTGTCTACTAGTGCATCCTTAACATCGTAAAGATTTTGGACAACCCTAATGGCATCTAAATACTCATAGATAAAAGGCTCTATCATCTTGTTTTGAATATCAACTAAAGTGCCATAAGTTTGTTGCTGTCTAGCTGTAACTTCTGTAGCTGTGATTGCCTGCATACTCTGGTCATAAATGTAAGCTCCAGCATCTAGGTGGCAAGCCATGCAAGCTATTGCTAAGTGTGTTTTGATTGCAGCGTTAAGTTCATCTACCCTAAGAACAGGACTAAAAGGCTCTAAGAGATCGTTAACTGTAGTAGATGACAATTTCCTATAAAGTTTCTTTTCTAACTGGTTCAACTTGTCATTGCCTGTGTTTGGGTCAACCATAATCATTGAGTCATCTACAAAGACTGCTCTCTCTCCGCTTTCTATTTCCCAACACAAAACCTTATAAGCTTTTTCTAGCTCTTCTATGGCCTTCATAGCATCTCTGTAAATTGAAGAGCCTAGGGGACTGTTTAAAATCTTGTTGTTCGCCCAAGGAGTTTTCATGTAGACAAAAGGCGGAGTGTGCGTGTCTTCAATATCAACGTCTGGGTCGATTGTTGCCCACATTGGCACTTCTGCTAAACTAACTTCATCACCCAACCCATTGCCTATGCTCTTAAATAACTTGGTCTTAATGTTCCAGCCCTTCTCAATCGGCTGGATGCTTTCGAGTTTCAAGTAAGTGTTCTTTTTTGTGATATGCTGGTCAATTAAAACAACCCCTGTTAACTTATCCCCATCCCAAGCAGAGGGTATGATCATATCTGCTGTGTACCAACCAACTCTTACTTTGTTTTTGGTTGTGTCGTACCAAGGCCGAGCAACTACTCCGCCCAAGGCAAGAGCATACTCTAACTGCCCTCTTAGGTTGGGTTCTAACAAGGTGTCGATAACGTTTTGCGCATCTTTATCTTCGGTGCTACCCGATATGGCTCTAATTTCAAGCTCGCCTAAAGCCTTCTTTGCCAAGTCCCAACACACAACAGCGGGGAAGGCTAATCCTCCACCATTTTGATAAACTGCAAGCCACTCTTCTATGAGAGAGTTTTGTGCTTCGTCTTTTGCTTGCAAGTTGAATTTTCTAAAGACATCGTCTTTGATTGGTAGTAAGTTCATAAACCACCCCTTTACTTTTTCAAACAGCGTCATGTGCGCCCCCCTGCTATGAGGATACCATACCTTTTTTCGTATCGGCGAATAAACGTATAACAACCATATCTTAACGCATCTGGGCCATGATCCGCAACCTGTGTTGGAAATTCATCTCCAGTTCTCAAAGCTTTCTTTTCGTCCCAAACATAACCGCCCATCTCTTCTATTAAACCTGTGCAGTCTCGACTTATTGCGAGCTTGCCTAAGTGTAACAGAGAAGCTGTGTAACCAATCCCCGCTATCACCTCGTTAGAAGCTAAGATTGCTCTATAACGTTTACTCTTTTTAACAACTGCGATAAATGAGCTGGCCGATGGGTCTATAATTATATCTCTGATTGGGAGATCTCCAGCAAACTTTGTCAAAAAGTCGTAGTACTCTGCATCGGTATACTGCACTTCGGTCTCTCGGCCACTATGTCGCCACTCTTTGATTACTTCCCATCTAAGCTCTTTAATATTCCAACCAAAGAGAAGGTAAACCATTGCGTTTTGAATACCATAGTCAACCGACACAAACAACTCACCGTAGTTTTTGTAGTCTTGGAAGTCAAAGACCAAATCGTCTCTACTTGCGAACTCTGGATAAATAAGCCCTTCGGCTGCGCACCATTCGCCTAAGATGTTTCGGCGATAGAATACCCCTGTAAAAATAGACTTAAACCTTTCTTTGACTCGCTCTGATAAACTACGATTATCTTCCATTGTGAGGTGCAAGTATAAAAAGCCCTTATTCTCTGCGATGTCTATAAACTCTTTTTTAAACCAATGATTGGGGTTAAGCGGGTTGCTCGTAAACCAAGCTGTAGCATTTTCCTCGGACAACCTAGTAACAGCAATCTCAACAAAGCTTTTGGGCATGATGGGAGCTTCATCAAAAAAACCTCCAGCAGAAGTAAAGCCTCTTATCAAATCTTGGCTCGCTTCATCATGTCCCCCAAACAAATAGAAGTTATGTGAAGTTGAGGAAGTGTCTGTAATGATCACTAAGTTATCAGCCTTCTTGTAGTTCACAATTAAGCCCACACTACTAGCCACCTCTATAAGTGGCCTTATAACGTTCCTTACAACTGTGTGGATTGTCTTGCCTGCTATAAAGAAGTTCTTGCCACCTTCTGGGTACTGGTGAAAAGCCCACAAAGCAAAGGAGACAATGCCAGGGATTGTTTTACCGCTTCTAACAGCACCGTCTAATATTATTCCGAAAGCACCCCTCACAACTGATTTAGGATGCCACCAAGTTAGTATCTGCGTGTGCTTTTTTGAGAATACCCACTCCACTAGTTTTCAGTCTCCTCTTCTTCCTTCTCTTCTTTGTTCCAAAGTGAAGCTCCCTCTTTAAGAGCCTTGATAAAGCTGTCGTCTTTTTCTGTTGATAGCTCTGGAACTGGCTTCTCTCTCCACTTGTCTGGCCGTCTGTTTTTAAGCCAAAAAGCAATCGCCCCAGTATCGGGAGGCAGCTGCTCTTCGATTGTGACCATCTCAACGGACTCTTCTTCGTGTCTTTTTCCACCCTTCCAAAATACCCTCTTTAACTTGAAAGGCTGTTGTCTTCTTACTACTGCGCCAATTGCCCTAAAGTACAAAGCTCTAGCCACATCTCCATCGGCTTCGAGCCTTCCTTTTTTTATGGACTGAAAGAAGGATGGGTATCGGTTCTTCCAATTGTTGAGCGTTCGCTCTGTTATCTTTAAGGCATGAGCTATCTCGGTGTCCTTTAAACCAAGCATGGCCAGTCGCTCGACATAATCGTCAAGCTCTGGCCTGTAAAGAGATCGCCTGCCTGTAGGCTTCTTCTTAGCCTTAGTCTTTGCCATATAGTTATTCTAGCACATTTAGAAGGTTGTTTGCAAAGAAGATTGCTTAACTCGCCTTTCTTTTGGTGTACTTACTATCCCTAGTTTTCTCTGATAAAATATTTTTCATCGCTTACCCTTCTCCACTAATTCTTCTAAATACTGAGTATAACCCAATTCTATTCTGCAATCATTGCAATAACCATTAATAAGCATGGACTCTGGAAGAGCTTGGAACTCGCCTTTACCACAATGCCAGCAACACAAATCTTCATCCTCCAGTAAGCCATTATCTCTTAAAACTTTTGCCGAGTCTGGATTGCTCCAGTCTATAAGATAACTCCACTCTTTATCTCTTGGAAGATTATCAGCTTCTTTCATTCGGTAAACTTTAGCCTCTGTAAAATGTATATCAAACTAGGAGGCCACTAACTGTTTAGCTTGCCCTCTGGTCTTCGCATAAAAAACATTATACAAGTCTTCCCAAACATCATGGCCCAACCACGCTTTCATCTTCTTCACCTCCTTTTAAAACCGCTTCGATATAGTCTTTTCGACTAATTCCAACTATCCCAAGCCAAAAATTACAACCGCCACTATTAATAAAATACTCTACGCTACTTCTTTCGTTTTTGACTTTGTAGTCTTTTAAAGACTGGAGAAGAACTGCACTAGCTAATCTTCTCATTCCTTCTGTTGTGTAACTCATACCCCGCCTTTCCTTTTTCTGTAATTTTCACCGTCCATTTCAATTATAGCGCCTTCGCTTATAATTCTATCTATAACCGAAGAGCCAACTTGTTTAACTAAATCACCTTTATTTGCATTTGTGATAAGTACAGTTGGTTTTAAATGGTTATACCGCTCATTAACCAAGTGATAGAGGTGGATAAATTCAAGTTGAGATCCATACGCTTTATCAATTTCATCAATAACTAAATAGTCGTAACTAGCGTATTCCTTTAAAACTCTTCCAGTATCGTTATTCTCAAAGCTGTTCTTAATGTCTTCAAAAAACCTGTAAGCTAAAACAAACTTAACATATTTGCCCTGTTCTGCAAGAAGTCGACAACTAGCATAACCTAAATGAGTCTTACCTGTTCCATTACCACCACAAAGGATTGCACTCTCTCCTTTTTTAAGAAACTCTACCTTTTCTTTATAGCCAACAAAGTTTTCAAAACTCGCTTCTTTATAGCGAGGCGGAACTCTTTCTAAATGACTATTAAGAACAGAGTGCTTAACTTTTAAGCTTTCTTTCATCTTTTCTTCGGCAGCTTCTTTTTGATATTCAGCTTCTCTTTCTTCTTGGGTCAAAATGTGACCGTACTTTTCAATTTCTTTTGCCTCTAATTCGGCTTTCATTCTTATTGCTAAATTTTTCATAATACTGTGTATCCTTCTAAACTGTAATCATAACCTTCACGAGAGCCTTTGTGTTTCTTCTTAATATCATAACGTCCTTCAATAACTTTTAACAGATTATTTTTATTGATAAGCCAATCAAAGTCAGCTCGCCAACCCCTGTCGTTCCCTCCCACCAAATGTGGGCAACTTTCTACCTTATCAAAAGCTTGTTTAATTTCATCTTCACTAAAACTGGTCAAGAGTGAATTGATGTGTCCTTTTCGTTTGTCAGTAAGTTTGGTGGCTTTTGGAAGAGATGGACATTTTTCATTATAGTAATCAGAAAGGAGTTGGTAAGGAGATGGAGATGGAGATGGAGATGGAGATGGAGATGGAGATGGAGATGGAGATGGGGCATTGCCACCCGCATTGCGTTTAGCATTGCTAGTAGCATACTCATTGCATTGCTCATTGTTGTTATCAGTATTGCTAGTTTTCGTATCTTCTTTTGGTGTAACAACTTGTTCCCATCTTGCCATTGCTGCCCTTTTCGCTTTTTCACTTCTTCCTTTAGCCCCTGCGAGCCAAGGTTGATGTTCTAGCCAGTCATTTATCTCATAATTGCCATCTTTTTTTATTAAAAACCCAACTTCAATTAGAATGTCAACAAAACTGTTCTCACTTCTCCACTCTGCAAAATCGTCTAAATCTTCCTTTTCGCAACCTGAAAAAACTCCATCTGTATAAAGCCTTCCTGCCATACTAAAGAGCCTTATTAGTCCATAAAAAGCCTCGTAGCCCCCTCGCCTAATCAACCTGCGAACTTTAGGGTGGTCGACAAAACTTAAATCTAGTCGCATATCATTTGCCATTATCAACCCCCTTCTTTTCTTTGTAATATTGCAAGGTTTCATAAAGTCCAAACAACTCTTCTAGAAACTCTTCCCAATCATTAGACCTATCCAAAGCTCTAATAACTTCGATGTAATTATCTTCATCTATAAACTGAAACACTTCGTGGTTAAAAAACTCACTTGCCCTCGGGTATCCATTAAACTTTTTCTTTGCCTTGTTGTACGTGTACGACTTGTCTTTTTCTATTGGATTTTTAGCGTAACGCTTTAGGTTTCTTGCAATTCCAGTCAACCTCTTGAGGGCAAATTCAGCACTACTTTTGTCATTTGTTTTAACGTACTGGTCTACAGCAATGTCTACTGCTTCTAAGATAAAATCAAAGCCGACCTCTTCAATTTCTCTTGCTATTTTTCGTCTATAAGATGTTTTAAAATTCATCTCTTCTTCCGAGTCTATTAAATCAAAAAACCTCTCTTCAATTTTGTCTACCATATAGCCGTTTAGATCTTCAAATTCTTCTTTCCATTGACAGATTAAGTCGACCATGTTCTTTTTTTCTTGTAATTCTTCTAGTTGTTGTCTTGATTTTTCTACTTCACTTAAATCGGATAGTTTTTTAGCACCTTTACCCCTGTTGCACTCTTTGCAAGCTGTCGCAAGGTTCTCTATTGCGTTAGAGCCACCTTTTGAGATGGGTTTAATGTGATCTATTTCTAAAATCACATCTGGTGCTTTTTTGCCACAATATTGGCAAGTAAACAAATCTCTTTTAAATACCTCAAATCTTAACTTTTGAGACATAGCCTTCCTTTTTGCCATACACCCTCCATAAATAAAAAAGCCCTAGTCAGCCAACCTCACTCTTTTGAGCGTCACTACAGGTTGAGCCAACTAAGGCAATCCATCTGACTCGGCAGGTGGCGCTAGTAGTGATGTAACAGCACCTGTCGAACCTACTAAAACAATATCACATATCACCCAACAAAGCAATTACTTGCGTGATAAATAAAAATGCTAAACCGACTAAGAGGTGTATCCTAAAAGCTAGGATAACAAAAGTTAGATAAATGATTGATTTAAATAGATCTCTCATTTTTCACCTTCTTTCTGTACTCGCTTACCCCAATTTTACTCTCCATACCGCAAAGCTCTCTAACGACTCTATACTGTCTTAAAACAGTTCCGCTTAACGGTCTTTTTTTACTACCACTAGCTCTAAGCTCGCCTAGAACTCTGTTATAGAGTTGATAACCTAAAAGCACCTCACCTTCTTCAAGCCTGTTGCAAACATTAATAACTGCCTGTTTTATTGATAGTTCTTTCTTCATAACTTTAAAGCTCCTCTTGTAAGAACCTATGCAATCGCTTAGCAACGTCAATTCCTACAGCTTTGGTACTATTAGCATAAACATTAACAATATCTACAGCTCTCATTCCACTAATACGCACCTCTTCTTTATCGTTGTTGTAAACAAAGCCAATGTTGTAGCCAATCTCTTTTAAGCCATTTCGCAAGTGTTCTAAAAACTTGTTGATTGCTAAAACCTCTTTACTCGTTTTCATCTAAACTTCCCTCAATTCTTTTTATCAATTTTTGAGTTGTAATAGGCATAGTAGCTGGATTGCACAAAACTGCACTATTACACTTTAAAGAGCAAACTGTTGCTAAATTCAAAGGATGGTGGACAACCTTTTTACCATACTTTTTTAAGTTGGCTTTTGATTGGGGTATTCGGTGAGCGATCTGTAAGTTGTTTATAGTTAACTGCTTCCCACAAACCTCGCACCTACTGCCCCTTTCTATCAAAAGCTGTAACCGTTGCTCTTGCATTTTAAACCGCTCTCGTTGTGTCATAAGTTGCCTTCAAGTAGTTCTGGGTTGTCGTGAATATTGCCAATGTTCTTCATAAATGAACTAGGAGTCCAAGCTAATGGCATTAAATCTACTTCATCATTTTGAGTGTCAACACAAAAAGCACCGCCATCATAAACTACTGCTGTGTTATCTACCCCATTCATACCATCAAGAAAGGCTATAATGTCGCCCTCAAATATCCTCCTGTTATATGCATCAAGCACTCCTGTGAGCTGTCCAACTGTCTTAGGGTCGACTTCTACAAGTTTTATATATTTGCCATTTTCTTGGATAACTATATAAACAACATCTCTTTTCTCTTCTGGGTGAACACCAGTAATTAAGTAGCCGTACACCCATTCTTTTTCTTTTATAGATATTCCTCTAAATAAAATCTCTCTCATTTACTACCTCCTAAAATGGGATGTCATCGTCAAAATCTTCTGGCCCACCAAAGCCCCCAAATGAAGCTTGTTGGCTTGTTTGTGGCTGTTGACTGTAATTATCACCACTTTGCCCATAAGATTGCGTGTAGCCTTGATTTTGCCCCGATGCGTCAACATTAGAGCTTTGACCACCCTGTAATAACTGTAATCGGTTAACAACTACTACAATCTTGTACCTATTCTCGCCTGTGTTCCTATCTTCCCACTTTTCCTGTCGTAGCTTACCCGCTATTCCAACTTGCTTGCCTTTTAATAAATAAGGTTTTAAGGTTTCTGCTTGCCTTCCCCATAGCACACATTCAATAAAGTGAGTTCTTTCTTCCCAGTTATCGCCTTGCTTAAAGTCCTCGTTTAAGGCGATTGAGAAGTTACCGACAGCAGTTCCGCCACTTGTGTAGCGCATCTCCATATCTTTCGTTAATCTGCCAATTAAATTTACTTGGTTAATATCTGTACTCATTATTACCTTCCTTTGCGTGATTTTTAACACCGACTAGGTCAATCGCCAAGATCATTTAGTCCTCCTGTAAAATACATTCTAATTCGGCTGCCAAGGCATGTGCTTCGTCAATTAAATAACCACACTCAACTGTGGAGCAGTCAGCTTCACTTATTCCCATAGCCCTGCCCCACAAATCAAATACAATTTTGTCGTGTTCATTATAAAGTATTGGATAGCCTCTTTTAATTGCTCGGTGCTTTATTTCCATTTTAACAACCTCAAAGTCCATTCCAGTAAAAGAGGCAAGCTGTTGGACGTGGCCGTTAAAGTGTTTATTCTGGCTTTTATCTCCAGTAGTTCTCGGTTTTTTCACATTCTCAATAGTGATCGTGATAAACCCACCATTGTTTCTATCTGCTTTGCTAAAAATATTTTCAACAATAGCTTTTTTCTCTTCTGGGATAACTACATTAACATCGCTTCTGGGACACGTCCAAACAGTTTTCATTTTTTAATAACTCTCCACAACTAAATAACTAACTTTTGTTAAAGCAAAAGCTGTTTTAACTTTTTGGAAGTCTGCATCAGAGCAAACAACCTTAATAACAAACGTTTTTTTACCATCTGTAGGCTCTGGAGCTTGCGCTACTGCACTATCTTGCATAAAGGCGGGTATTGCATCTTCTTGCATAAAAGATGGCAGAGTTGGCTCTGGTGGGCTTACAACTGGCTCAACCTTGGGTTCGACTCTTGGCTCGACTTTTGGTGGCTCTGGAGCTTTAAACTTTTCAGCTTCGGCTTTAGCCTTTTTCATACGCTCTAAAGAGCCTAGTGCAACTCCTAGATCTCCAGCCTTCTTAAAAGAGTCCAAGACTTGGTCTGTAAACTCTCCAGCGACTGATAATATGGTACTAACCCCATCTTTACACTTTTTAGCAACATCTCTAATTTCATCGCCTAGCTTAGTTGATGGATTGCCCTTAGCTGTCCAATAACTTTCTTGCGTCCACTTGGGGTTAATTCTCCAGTCAGCTTCATTAAAGAAGCCTGTCATTGGCTCGTCAAACTCTAAAGCGAGCATAGCTTTATTAACAAGCTCTTCTATCTCTTTTTCCCTATCTTCTTTAACTAGCTTTTCAGCATCTTTAACTTGTTCATCGATTTCAGAGATGGGAGTGTTGATAAGATCTCTTAATTTATCAACTCTTTCTTTGATTGCCTCAAAAGGCTCTAAGTAAACTTTTTCAGCTCTGATGCGTTCATCATTAATTGCCTTGTGTAGCTTTCTTAAGTCGGCCAAAGTGGTTTTAGCCTCTTTGATGTCTGTAACAACCATTCCTGTGTAACGCTTAGCGATCTCTTTAACTTTAATCTCGACATTAGCTAAGTTGTCTGAAATTTTTCCGTCTACCACCGTTATTGATGGCACTAAATCTTTACTCATTTTCAACTCCTGTAATTTTTAGCTTTTTCAACAAAAGGATTGTTCCTTAACCTTCTGTTTTTCATTAAATAATAAGCCCAAACTAGGCTATTAAACAAAGCAGTCATTCTATCAATCCCTGACTCAATAGGCTTAAAAGTAGGCTCTGATGTATCTTTATCTAGATGCAGAACTGCTAAGTTTTCTACAGCTCTCTCTGGATACATCTCATTGTAAGCCTGCCTGTATGCGCATAACTGCCAACTAAACTCTGGCCACACCCCTTTAGATGTTTTAAAGTCGATAAGATAGCGATGTCCATTTATAATAGCAATGGCATCAAATCTGCCCGCATATCCGACAGAAGTGCAAAAGACTTGCACCTCACTTTCCAACCATTTAACATGGTTTTTCTCTTCCCAAGACAAGAAAGCTAAAAAACCGTTGATGGCATTTTGCTTTATCTCTTCGTCTTTGTTTTCTAGAATAGATAGATACTCTTCGCCTCTGATGTAGGCCTCGATGGCATCGTGTGTCATCGTTCCAGCATCAGCGGCTGCATCCCTTTTGGCTGTGTAAGCTTTCCTAGCCTCTTCGAGTACAGCCTCAACTTGGTGAACATTACTTAAAGGGTCTCTGACTGTCTCTAAGTTCTCAAATACATGATCTACAGCGCAGTTAGCCGCCCAACCCAAAAGGGCGGGCTTTTCTAACATGCCTGTAATTTGTGTAACAGATGGATATTGTATTCCGTTTAATTCATAAGCCATTTAATTTTCTCCTAAACTAGCTTTAGCTCGATCTATAATATTTTGCGCTTCGGCAAAACTTATTGGACTGTTAGCCTTAGCCTGTAAATAAGCCTTAGCATTAGCATCGGCCATTCTTTCGGCTAAGCTAAACATCTCTGTGCTTTGGGTTTTGGTGATAGTCTCACTCGTTGGCCCTGTTGGTGGTGGTGTTTGTTGGGTAGGCGGAGGAGTTGGGGCTGGAGTGGGTTGTGCTTTAGGAGCGCCCATAGATGCCATTAAATCGTCCCACCCAGTAAGCTCGCCAACATCAACGATAGTCGGTACTCTTCCAGTTCGGTCTTTACTGTCAAACAGTCCCCCCTGTGCGGGAGTGTATAAAGCTCTCTTATAGTCATCCCCATGCTTTTGAACTGCCAAGTAAGAGATCACGTCAACCATGTTGGGTATTTCATCGGCCAACCCTGTAGCTACTTGGATGCGCTTTTCTAAACCCTGCTCGGTTTTAACCTCTGAAACGTGGCTAACGATTATTACATGCTTTCCACTATCTCTTAAAAACTTGATGAAGTTACGCATTTGACGTTTTACCTCACCCCATCCGCTCATTGTTAAAGACCCATCGCCTTGGCGGTATTGCTTACCTTTAATGTGCGGGGACTCTATGAGCTTATCCATAGCTTCTCCCAAAGGGTCAATAATGACAGTATCGTGGTTATTGAGAAGGCCAGTTAAAGTGTGCATATCTTGCCCACTTAACCAATTCTTCATTCTAATAACATCAACATCGATGCCCCTCTCTCCTAGGTACTTAGTTCCGTTTTCGAAGTCTAAGATAAGAGGCCTAGGAGCAGAAGCAGCAAAGGTTGTTTTCCCCGCTCCAGCCTTACCATAAACTATCATTACCAAGTTCCCTTCTGGCTTAATGTGCATAGTTTTTTCCACTATCATTCATTACCCCCTACGCTTAAGTTTGCCCGAAGGTTTTTAAGCTCTTTTTCAAGCTCATTGTTTCGAGCTAATTGTTCGTGCCACCTTTTTTTGTAGTTAGACTTTTCAAGCATTAAGTCATTAAATTTAGCCTCGAAGATACTTAAATTGTTTTCGTAGTCTTCTAGCTCAATCTTCAAAGACTCAACCTCAATGCTAGACTCTTTTTCTAGATCTTGAAACTCTTCTTTTGTCTGTAAAAAGATAGCTGTGCTTTGGGAAGCCATTTGCGCTACCCAACTTTTAAACATCTCGTCACTTTTTTTCATCTGTAACTCCTTGATTTCGTGCAAGAATTAATATATTCTTACAAATAGAGCGATTACCCCGCTCGTCCACTTAGCTTCCAGTCACTTTGCCGAGGGCTGGAGGCTTCTTTAATTCTAGTGCATCTAACAGTAATGTCAAGCATTTTCTCCGACCTTTAACAAACTTTTTAACCTTTCGATTTTGGCTGCTTTAATCTTAGAATTATCAATGCCGTACATTAACTTTAATTGCTCTACCATTATCTCAACATCAGCAGTCTCTTCTGCGATGTGATCTATATCTTCCTTTCCTCTAAGCGCCTTTATAACCTCCTTCATCAACTCGCCTAGCTCTTCGATTGCCACTAGTAGTTGCATCTTTTTACCAAAAGTATTGATTGCTTCTTTGTAAACATCTTCCATTTTTACTTTTCCTTGAAACAGTCAACAACCTCTTGACCAAAGACTTCTACTAACTTTCGCAAGCTCGCCATGCTTGGCCGATACTTGCCTTTTTCCCATCGATAGATGGCCATGTCCGACACACCTACCCTTTCAGCAAGCTCCCTTCGTGAAAGGAGCTTACCTTCTCTAAATTCTTTGAATGTCATTTATCCCCCTTGATATAATATTTATCAAACTCTTCCTTAAACTCTTTTCTATTTGTATTAAAAGTGTTGTACAAGTCTGATAATTGTCTTGGATCTAATGTTCGCAAGAATTGATAACTTTTTCTAACTGGATGGCGAGTGCTTTCAGACAACACCTCACACACCAACCTTGCGTACTCTGGGTCTGATTTAATTGCTTCGTATCTCATTTTTAACTCCCTAGACGATTTGTTCGAAGTAGCACATATCTTTTAGGTTGCTAAAAGTGATAGTAGTTGAAAAATCGTTAATTCCAACTCTGCCCTTGTAGTCCTTCTTCAATGCCTGTAACTCTTCGTAACTATTCACAACCTCTTTAATTTTGTGGTTGCCCAAAACCTTGCTTTTAACATCAACTGTTATTTCTACTCTTTTTGTTTTCATCTCTAGCTCCTTTTTCTAACGTCTTCTATACATAAGATAACGCTATATAACAGTAATGTCAATAGGTTATTTAAAAATATTTAAAGAGTTAATAAAAAAACCTCCCAATTAAGGGAGGCTGTTTAGAATATTAAGTAAAAGGATATTGAGCCAACTGCCATGAGGCCTAAAGACCAAGCCCACTCTGGCTCTAGTGGTAGGAAGTGAGAGGCCATAAGTCCGACCCCTGCTCCTATGGCAAACTTAGTGATCACTTGTTGCCTTTTCAATCGCTTTTCCATATCGGAGTATCCAATCTCCAAGCCTTTGATTTGTTGCAGAGATACTGTCAACTTCCCTTGCGAGGTTGTCAACATCTTCTCCTGCTCCGATAAGTTGAACTTGGCTTTGTCCAAGCTCGATTGCAAGATTTTGAGTTGACTCGTCTGCCTCTGATAACTGCTCTCTAAGTCTGTCAAACGACTCGACAAGCTGTTGATGTTCTTCGACAAGTTGCTCGTATGTTGCTCGTAATCGTTCAAAATCTGCGTTAGCTCGTCTAGTGGACTTGCCAGCAAAGAAACCTGCGATAAAAGTAGCAACGCTAACAACAAAGCTAACAATAATCTTCCAATACTTCTTGAAAAAGCCATCTTTTATATCTTCTTCGTTAGAAGTTCCTGCAAGACTTCCCATAAATCTTTTAATTCTGGAAATAATTCGTTTTCCGTAAATAGCTGGCCTCCTGTGATAAGGATTGCTCCAATTAGAAAAGCACCCCAATGCCAACCAACAATAAAAGAAACAACTCCACTTGCAATTAGCCCCAACAAAGTGGCTGGTATTAAGTAAAGTTCTTTCTTTTCTGGTTTCCACTTCTTTTTAATAACACCCATGATCATGCCGACAAGGACAACTGCCCCGCCTTGGCCGAAAATCATCTCTTTCATTTAAACCCCCTAAGTTATAAGTCTACTTATCTGTATAACTGTATAAGCTATCCCTAGGAGTGTGGCAACAAGCCCTGTTCCAAAAGCAATATCTTTCCAAGCTGCGCCTTTGGATGTTAACTTTTCCTCTAGCCGAGTCATCTTTAGCTTTAACTCATTAAGAGAGTCGGCCATCTCTTTGGCCCAACCGTTGCTAAGCTTGTTTTCATGCCTATTGACTAGCACTCTAATGCTCTCACTCTCTCTTATATGCTCTGTCAACTTACTGTCTATTTTATCAACTTTCGACTCAAGCTTTTCAAAGTCCATCGCCTCACCCCCCAATTACACTTTACAATATTCTAACATATATTTAAAGCGTAGGCCAAACAATTTCATCGGGAAAACCTTCTTGTTGTGGGATGTCTCGAAGGTTTTGGATGTACTGCAAGGTTTCCACATACCAATCATCGTTATCATCAGTTTCACCAAGCGGGAACTGTCTTTCGTATCTTTCCAGTCTCCATGACAAATTGTTTATAATTTCATCTCGCTTATTACGAATAATGCGAGCTAATATAGCACATCTTTGTTTAACGTAAGCTCTTTTTAGCTTCTTTCTTATTTTACAAAACAATGCCACCATAGCCCGCCTTTTTAGTTTTCTACTTCTCCAGCTTCTAAAAGCTGTTGAACTTCATCCCTCCATAACTCTGGAACATCTTCCAGTTTCCAAGTCTCACCAGTTAGAGGGTTGGTGTTTCCGTTTTTAATCTTCTTTAGGTAGATCTTCGCCATCTTCCTCCTCCTTTACTTCTGCTATTAGTTGTGCAAGCTCAACAACTGCATTTTCTAAAACAGCCAAGTTAGCTGCCAAAGTAGCGTTGTTAGCTCTTTCAATTCTTAGTTGCTTCCTTAAATCTATAAATTCAAAAGCCATAAATAATCTCCTTTACTTTTTTGTTAAAATATTCATCCATACGCATAATGCTATTATATGTATTTCCCTTAATTGCATGCGCTCTCCAAGAGATATAACACTCCCTTGCCTTTGCTAGTGTCATTTTGCCCTCAGCCACTAAGCCAAGGTGTTTTCTTATCTTCCTTTTTCTTTTTGAGATATTGGGTTTTGGCAAAGTCATCAAAACTTTTCCCGAAGGGGTCACTTGATATCTAAAACCTAAGAAAACAATGCCATCTCTAAGGGTAACTATTTGTGTTTTCTTCGAATTGAGAGACAAGTCAATCTTCATCAACTCTTTCTCTATGCTATCTCGAACCTCATGTAGCCTGTTTTTGCAATGATGAATAATATTAATATCATCCATATATCGGTCATAAAACTTTAGTTGCCATTTTTCTTTTGCTTTGTGGTCGAGATCGTCAAGGACAGCAAGCTGGATTAACTGGGTAATCTGACTGCCTAAACCCAAGCCCCTGGCATTGCCTTTATCATAGCTATGTATTAGAGCTTCTACATGGGATAATGCCCAACTATCACCCACTCTTTTCTGCATTGCATTAATAGCTGTTTTGTGAAGAGTAGAGCCGAAGTAGTTTTTTAGATCGCAATGTAAAATATAACCGTTAGCTCCATACTTTCTGACATATTTAATAATATGCGCTTTAAATCGATTGCGGGCAAAGTCTGTCCCTTTGCCAATTAAACAAGCTCCGTTGTCATAGATAAAAGATTTAGTAATAGCATCATAAAGATAATTGTCGCAAAGGCTTCTTTGGAAGATACGATCTTTAAATCTAGTGCTAACAATATCACGTCTTTTTGGTTCATGGATAACAAACTCGTAGTAATCGGAGATTTTATAACTTCCGTTATCCAAACTGTCTTTGAGCTTCAAGACACTTGCTAACCCATTATTGCTATATCTTGCTACACTATCTTTCCACATGACTCCTCGCCTACACTTTGTCATGGCTTCGTATAAAGCATTGAAGTCACAAACATCATCCATAACCTTTGTACCCAAAACACCCTCCAAATATTGTTTATAGCGGTAATTACTTTTTCAAATAAACCGCATCAATACATTATGTTCGCCCTTTCGGGACTGGACAACAATTCCTTGCATGTGATGCTCTGATTTCCCTTCTAAAAAGAAGTTACTTTAAGCTGGCATTTCACTCAATCGGGAACGAAACCGTTAGAATTGTTAGCATTGTTGTTGTTCAATTCTCCCGAAGTATTAACGTTACGAACGTTATTAGAGTTGGAAGTATTAGGCGAACGCAACCACCAGTGCCGTTTTACAATTATTGCCCATAATTTTTATATCTGCTTTTGTCTGTATTCCTCCATCCTTTTATTAAATCTCTGACATTAACTATTAACCTTGTCCAATGTTCTATGCGCTTACTGTCTATATGATACTTCAAATAAGCCAGCTCCACTAGTCCTAAAAGCTTGGCTGTATAAGCTAGTGCTAAAGTTTGGCTTTGTCTTCTTAAAGTATAATCAGAGGCATCTGTAACAAATATAGAGTTGGCAGTATCCACCTCTTCCATTATAGCTATTGCTGTAGATACTATGCGATTAGTTAAAACCCATCTATCACGTTTTGGGAAAGTCTTTTCATTCGAGCATATAGTTACTGTATACAAAGCTAATTCCTTTGCTCTCGTCTGAACTTCTAGTTTTGATTTAGCTCTCTTTCCTTCTGGTACTGCCATTTTCTCTCCTATGCACCCTTGCGGGTGCTGATTGTTGATACTAGATGATTACGCAAGCGGGAACGAAACCGAGAGAACTGGTAGCATGGTA